ATTGCAGTTGCAATTGAGTCCGTGGTCTCACCAGGAATTGCGATTGTTTTCTCGACGTAGTACCCACGATGTTCCAGTTCGTCAATGAGGTCCTGGTCATCAAATTCGTCGATACCCTCTTTAATTTCCTCGTCATCAATCCAGACTTCAACGGTCTTGTACGGCATCAGTCTTCCTCCTCAATCTCTTCCTGAGATTCAAGCCAGGACTCGTAATCAGCTTCCAGCTGCTCGACTAATTCCTCTGGAATGCCATCGCGCCAGTCTTCCTGTTCGAAATCATATTCGAAACACTCGTCGCCATCTTCATTGGACCACTGACCGATGAAAGCAAGGCCCGGCTCGTGGTAAGTAGCAGTGATCTGAAAACCAAGTTCCTTCATTGCTTCATAGAAAGCGATCGGAGGGCCCCAGGCTGTATCAAAGAAACCAAAGCCAGTGTTATAGTCATCAGCAATTTCATCCAAATTGAATTCGCCGCCATTCACGTCCCACTTGGTACCCCACTCCTCGCAGGCAGTACCGTAGTCCCACTCGCCGCTCGAAAGCGGAACGAAGGTCTGAAACAGATTGCCTTCGCCCATAGCCTTCTCAAACTTAGCCATTTGCTCGCCATCTTCATGGGAAACAGTGATGGTATTGCTGCACCAATTCGGCATGTTATTACTCCTTAACCGTTGAGAGGGACGACGCCCTGGGCTTCAAGTTCTTCCTTGGTAAACTTATGTAGCATCTCATACCGAAGCTGGCTGATTTGCTCATTCACGCCAGGAACTTCCACGACCTCACTGAGGGTCATAAGCTGTTCCACATAGTCGGAAACATCCCAAGCATCGCGCTGGCTGATATAAAGCTTGGTCATTTTTAGACTCCCATCGAGGTTGCTTCGGCTTCAATTTCCTCAAAGCTGGCATAGATACGGGCAAAATAGTCGGCTGCGGATTGCTTGGCATCCTCGTGGTCAGCCACGTCCGACGTGAACATATCGACCTCATTCAGGCCGGTCTTCCAGTTGGCGTCGGTGCAAAGGTCATACACGTTGAAGGTCTTGGAACCATTCCAAACCACGACCCAATCTAGCGCGGGATCGGACGCAACTACAAAGCCATGCTTGAGTGCTTCGTGAAAGCCATAATGTGCCATTCGTTCTCTCCTTCTATTCTCTAATAATAGCTGGTTTGGATCGGATTGTCAAGCGTGGAGTTCAACCGTCACGGGCACAAAGTCCGTGGTACGGCGAGTACGGTACGACCAGGTGTGGCCGTCAAACAGGTAGAAAAACTCGCAATCACTGTAATGAGCCACGAAAGCATCGGCATCCGTGAAATCACGCGCAGGCGTAGTCTCGCCACGGTCGCGGGTGTAGAAGGTGGTCATGCCACCGTAAAGCGACTCCCACTGCTGGTCAGTCAGGTCAGTGCCGAAGCGGGAGAACGGGTGAGCGATACCGATGGTGGCATCAAGGGACGAAACATCGCCGTGGTCGAGGAGTTCGAGGACGGTCTCGAGGTCCGAATAGCTCTCAACAAGGGTGCGACCCACGCCCTCGAGGTAGCCATCCCAATGGCAATAAATGCCAGTCACAGTGCCGTCAAATTCCTGGAAGCCGATAGCGGAACGAGTAGCCATTTTATATTCTCCGATTGGTAGGATTCAGTTGGCGGAAGCGATACGGCGCACGGCCGTCATGTAGAACTGAGCAATGGACTCGGACTCAAGGCCCTCATCCAGGAGTTCGTCAGGAGAAGCGCCGACCAGGCGGGCATAGGCTTCGAGGAAGCAAATCAGACCATAGCCCTGGTCGACGGGATACTGGTACTTGACGAGAAACTGGGAAACCTTGGACATTGCTGTACTCCTGTGTTAGGCGTAGGCTGCGAAACGGAGACCACCGACGGTCATTTCAATAATGTACCGATCATACTCCACGATCGGATCGCTGTCGTGGTAATGACGGATGAAAATCTCAGCCTCGAGATAGGTAGGGAAAGACGCGACGGCCTCGGGAAGCTCGTCCGAGCCGTAGAAAGAGCCGTAAACGGTGAAGGCGCGGGGGAAAGCAGTCATTGTCAAGTTCCTGTATTAGCGAAGGGAGACGTAGGGAATCTGGTAATCGTCGGTCTCTGGTACGGGGTCGGTGTTCACTTGCTAAACTCCTCGACCATACGCTTGGCAACGTAGGCCGAACCCATGCGAACGCCGACACAGAACGACACGAACGCGACAATGAGGAGAACGGCAGTGAAGGTTGCATATTCCATATTGCTAAGCTCCTGTATTACTGGTTGTCGAGGATTTGAACGATGGCAAAAGCCACCAGCATGACGCCCGCGAGGGCAAGGAAGGGGGAAAGGATCAGGGCGGTTTCGGCTATTGTCATGGTCTAGGTGTCTCTCTGTGTCTCAACTCATCTTATATTCTTAGAATACACTAGGTTGGTCTGGTTGTCAATAGCGAGTCCGAAAATAAAAATCTAGCAAAATCAACAGCTTAGCCAGATCGGAAGGCTAAGTCATTGAAATTGCTAGATAAAATAATTTGAAGAAAAATGAATTATTTTTGTAATAAATTACGCAACAGGCGTTTCAGTTGGTGTTTCGTACACATAAGCGACCTTCAACCCAAGCTGGTCGAGAAGATGATCCTGAACCGTCAGGCGGATTTCAGCATCACTTACCGCTTGCCCAGCGAATTTATTGTTGTTGGTAAACCAGGCATAATGGAGACCATTCTCCTTGACAATCTTCACGGGAACAAAAGGCTTATCATCATCTGAAAAATCCATGATATCGTCCGACGATACCGTACCTAGCGAAACTACATCATCATCCCTGTCTAGGAATTTGCGACAGAACCACCGTGCTACAAAATAGCCGAAGGCCGACGAACTAAACCAGATGAAGATTGAAGCTGCAAGTTCAAGGGCCGCAGGAGTATTCATTATTCGGCATCCACGAGTTGAGTTGTAAACTGCTTGAGGTTTTCGTAGGTATTGAGGAACACATTCGGTCCTTTGATAGCGGTTATACCTTCATCGGCATCAAAGATGAAAATGAAATCGACCTCAGGATGCTGATTGACGAGCCACTGAAGGTAGCGAACACGACCAGGGTTATCGTTCGCGCTTGCGCGTGTTTCGGGACCATAGTTATCTGTACCATGGAAAAGATTGGACACGGACGCAGCAGGATCGGCAATCAAAAAATCAAAGCCGAGGCAGATCAGCTGGTCAAAGTCCAACTTGATAGCCTCGCGCATTGCATTCATGCCAGCATTGCTACGCGGACGACCCTGATTGCAAGCAGAGGGTTCCCACCGCTCATCAATAGGAGGAAAGATCACGCGCTTGGACGGAAAGTCCGAAGCTTCAATCTCGCGCATGATACCTTCATCAATAGCCACCAGATAATCGGGCAACTCATAGTCAGGATGGTACTGACGATAAAGAGCATTGCAACCAAACACTGTACCGAAAGGCTTCAAGCGAAGCAAATCAAAACCAGTGCGCGAAGTACCGTTACCAATAACAAATGCTGTGTTCATTGTACCTTACCAGTTAGCTGCTAGATTGGGAAATGCTTCCTTGACCGCTTCCTTCTTAATCTTCAATTGCTTGTTCTTCATGCGAAGAAGCAACTGAGCATCACGAGGATCAATGGATTCAAGCACCTGAATGAAAAGCTGTTCACGCCGAATCTGCTTCACATTCTGCCCCTCAGGAGAGGCGATGAAATAGAGAAGTTTATCCGTTTCGTTATAGAAACGGCCTTCCTGATCGGTTGATTGTGCAAGAGGTGTAAACGGAGGATCACCTTCAGGGAGCAACCATGTCACACCAGGATCCATCGCATAACCAATGACGGTCTTGAGTTCCTTGCAACTGTACTTCTTTAAAAACTCAACCTGCTTAGACTTGGTCTTCTGAGTTTCAATCTTTTCTATAATCTGCGCGAGCGCAGGACGCTTATTCATCCACGGATCCTCCTGTATAGTCAACTCGATAAATGAACTTTCGCTTTTGATCGTCGGTCCATGTTTCGAGGTAGCCGTTTCTTTCGTTGAAAATTTTGAGATACTGTTCATCAGTAATCTCTTGATGGGAGAAAATAGTTTCACCTAACCACTCCTGGCTCATTTCTTCTGTAGCCTCTCCCATTGTAAGCGCATCCAAGGCATGCTGTGGATCGTCATTGACCTCCATCACATACGTCATGCGGTACTGCGAGATAGCCTCTACCAACACCAACTTCTTTACCATTAGATATCACCTTCCTTACGATTTTCAGAATAGAAAGCATCGAACGTACCACCAGGATATCTAGCCTGAAGCTTTTCCACATTCAATGCAATTACCTCATTCGGATCAACCTGCAACGCATTACATGCATTGACCCAATACCAAATTACATCGCCAAGTTCCTTGATTAGGTGCAACCGAGTGTCTTCGGTATATGGCTTGCCCTGAAATAAAACCTTCTTGAGAATTTCCTGCGCTTCACCAGCTTCACTGGTCAAGCCAATCATCGCAGTTAGAAGCAATGGCACATTAATTACAGTATCATTATGATAGTGTATTTCCTTCACTCTGTCAAGAAAATCCGCAGCTACACGGCTTTCTTTACTCGTCACAGCCATAACAAATTCGGCATACTTTGCCATATCAATCATCACAATTCTCCTGTTGGCACTTCAATCTTTATATATGAATTTTCATCGTCTCGGTTGATTGTGGGAATAGGCACCCACTCGGGCGATCCTTGGCGCTTGTATTGGATTTCATGGCGCACCACTTCCCAAGTTCTAGCTTTTATAGCTGGCGCAGAGTTGACCCAACCATAAAAATTGACTGCACGGATATCAATGATGGAATTATCCAGCTTTGTTTTTAACTGACGGATTTCTTTTTCCATCGCTGTGATATCGCGCTCTAAACGATCGGTCATCAAAATTCTCCAATAGATTCCGTTAGTGTACGCAAGCGGTTCTGAATAAAGTAATTGAGGATCTTACTGCGTGGCTGCCGCTCGTATGCACGATAAGCCTCGACGCATTGCGTCTGTAGTTCCTCAGGTACTTCATCAAGGTCGACCAGCTTCTTATTGCGATAATAGTTCCGCAGCATTTCACCAGTGCAATATGCTTCGGGCTGGAGCGTAGTCCATTCCTCAAGCTTCTTCTTGGGCAGTGGCTTCTGTCTACCACCAGACACGAAGGTGTCATCGACGGACAGGAAGTTTGGCACACCATCGCCACTATCGCCTTGCAGAATGTGGTATTGCTTGAACCGCTCAGGGTTATCAATAGCAATATGCTTCCGCATGATAGGCGAGTATTGCTGGACGTTGGCATACTTCTGGAGCTGAGCAAAGTCCTTGTCACTGGAAAGAATGAGGATCTTTTCAGCGGTAGGCAAGTTCATCGTCTCGCCGTATGCGTGACACAGGGAAGCGATAACATCATCGGCCTCTGCGCGATCAAAAATCAGCACAGGATATGGCATGTTGTCGCGGATCTCGTCACGGATTCTGTGGAGGGATTCAAAGATGGTAGCCCAATCATGCCCAGAACTGTCACGGTTCTTCTTGCGATTGGCTTTGTAGTGAGGGAATACCTGCCGACGCCAGTATGACGGACCGTCGCAACAAACGACAATCTCGCCATACTCAGGAAACTTTTGCTTGTACATACGCAAGCTTGAAAGAACCATATGGCGGACCATTGATTCATCAAGCTGTTGCTGGTTATTAGCCAGCTGCACCATTAGATTGGAAATCATAACTTGGCTAAAGTCAACGAGAATCATTACCACGGTTCCTTATTTCATTCTGTATAGTACACGGATTATTCGTCGTCGTCAAGCTCTTCCTCAATTTTATTCAAACCTTCTATGAAGTCATTGATAAAGATGAGGAAAGGATGGCTAACACCCATGGACTGCAAGAGAGTAGCACGAAGGGATTCCATTGTGAACGTATAGCTATCGTCAAACTCTGGCGTGGTTATATCAAAGCCTTTGGTCGACAAGAGGTACATAAGCTTTTTACCAACATCATGTACCGCTTGGTCTACAAAGTCATGCTTGAACTTGATCCGTTCCTCGTCATTGTCATCTATCACGACCACATGTGCGCGAGGATTATTTTTCGGAAACTTTACGACATTATTTGACTGCTCGAAGGATAATGCTTGTGTCTGCGATTCGTCCATTTGGTACACTCGCCTTGGTTGTTATGGCCTCAAACGACCTGATGGCAGCTTTGGACGTTGATCCAGTGATATCAGGCAACACCTGATCTGGCTTACGAAGTTTCTTTTGCGAGGACAACTTATCATTTATATTTTGAAGAGTTGTTCCCTTTACAGACAAACCTGTATCAGAAACGTAGTGCGCGAGAACATTATATTTAGTATTAAATGTCCACAATTCCTTAGCACCGACGATCTTGGTAGGATCAATGCTGACGATTTTCAGGTCAACATCTTCCTTTTGATACTTGAGATTTTTGACGATAATGGTATCGCTCTTAGGTTTAATCTTGCGTGGCTTGCGTACAACAGCCTTGCGATTATTACCCACATAAGACTTACAATCATTTATGATTCCTTCGAGGAGATTGATACGATCCTTTATCTGCTTCTTGGTCATATGACGATAAGCATACTTGAAATCGGTGTCTTTTGTTGCGTATGCTTCCTTCATTTCATCAACCCACGGCTGGTAATAGTTAGCAATATCTGTAACCATTGCCGGCTTCGGAGCTTTGTTTTTCAGGAGTTCGTAAAATTTGGTAAGCTGTTCATCATTGGCATCTACCATAGACTCAACATCAGCCAGTAGATTGTTTGTCACCGTGCTTTTGGACATAGCCGACGGCGACCTTTCAGCCTCAGCAATAGCTATACCGCGCTTCACAATTTCGGTA